CGGATGACCCCAAGACCCATGCCACCCGCATGCTGGGCAAGAACGGCTACCACATTGTACGTACATACGACGAGAAGGAAGTCCCGCCTCGGATCATGCTGATCCATGCTTGGCAGGAACACCTCGAGATGCCCGACCTGATAACCAAGGTCAGCGAAAGCTGCCAAAAGTGGAAGGTGTCCAAGCTTCTCATCGAAAACAAGTCTGTGGGCATGCCAGTTGCCAGAGAGCTAAGAAGGATGTATGCAGGTAGGGATTTCGGCGTCCAGCTCGAAGACCCCGGCTCTATCGACAAGATGTCCCGTCTCTATTCGGTGCAACATCTGTTTGAGGAAGGGCTGGTCTACTGCCCCGACAAGGCATGGGCAGATGAGGTGATCAGCCAGTGCATGCGCTTCCCGAAGGCCAAGCACGATGATTTAGTAGATACAGTTTCGATGGCTATGCGCTACTTGCGCCGTTCTGGGTTCATCCTCAGGACAGACGAGGTGTCGCAGGCATACGATGATGCCCGTCAGCACGATGGGCGTCCACCGGAACCGCTTTACGGGGTATGACATGGACGTTTGCTACGGGCTGAAGATACACAGGGATGTCTGGGTTGCCCCCAACAAAGAGATCAAGGGCAAGTGGATGCAGACCCACCGTTGGACGCGTCAAATTGTTGACGTTGAGAAGTTCAACAGCGCCGAAAGCGCCCAAGCCTACGCCGATGGATATGGTTTGCTGGGCTGCAAGCCTGCGGTTATCCCGCCTTCAAACCTGCCCACCGCCCCCGAAGGCGGCACTCCAGTAGCCGTTGCGGCATAGGATGATCATGGAAGACTTTGAGATTGAAATTCAGGAAGACGCGCCGACCACGGAGATGGACGAGCATGGCAACATCATGTCCATCCAGCTTCCCGACGGATCGATTGAGTTTACGATGGACGGGTCGCCGCTAGAGAAGGCTGAGAAGCCAACGCGAGAAGGCTGGTTCGACAACATCGTCGAGGATATCTCGAAGGACGAACTGACCCGCATCGCCGAAGAACTGATGAAGGGTATTGAGGGTGATCTTAAGTCGCGTCAGGAATGGATCGAGGACCGCGCTCAGGGCATTAAGCTTCTGGGCCTCAAGGTTGAAATTCCGGGCCTCGCCGGTGCCGCCGACGGAGCGCCCGTTGAGGGTATGTCCCGCGTTCGGCACCCGCTCCTGCTCGAGGCGGTGCTACGCTTTCAAGCCAATGCCCGGTCGGAGCTATTGCCTACGGATGGCCCCGTAAAAATCCGCGAGGACAACAACAACGCCACTGACTCTACCGACGAGCTGGCCAATGACCTTGAGAACGACCTCAACCATTATCTCACGGCCACTGCCCGAGAGTATTACCCTGATACCGACCGAATGCTCCTTATGCTGGGCTTTGGCGGGACGGCGTTCAAGAAGGTATATTTCTGTCCCCTTCGCAACCGTCCAGTTAGCGAAAGCATCGACGCCGACGATCTTATCGTCAACAACAGCGCCACTGACCTCTACAACTCGACACGCGTAACCCATCGCATCTACATGAAGCCATCGACCGTCAAGCGGATGCAAATCCTTGGCGTTTACAGCGATGTGGAATTGTCGAACGCAAAGCAGGCCAAGCTCGACGCGGCGCAACGCGAGAAGAAGGCGCAGCAGGGCATCAGCGAAAACGAGAACGATCCCGAGGATCGTGACCGCGAAATCTACGAGTGCTACTGCGAATTGGAAATTGCAGCCTTCGAGCATCGCCGCAATGGCAAGCAAACCGGTTTGGAGATCCCTTACCGCGTGACCATCGACGTCTCGTCGCGTGAAATTTTAAGCATTGTCAGGAATTATGATGAAGATACTAAGGATTTGCCGGAGCCTCGGCAGACGTTTGTTAAGTACACCTTCATACCGGGGCTGGGGTTTTATGATCTGGGTCTCCTGCACATCCTAGGCAACACAACCAATGCCTTGACCGCCGCATGGCGCGAAATGCTTGATGCTGGCATGTACGCCAACTTCCCCGGCTTCCTGTATTCCGATGCGGGTGCGCGGCAGAATACCAACATCTTCCGCATTCCTCCCGGCGGTGGTGCCTTGATCAAGACCGGTGGCGCTCCGATCTCGGATGCCGTCATGCCGCTTCCGTATAAGGATGTCGGCCCCGGCTTGATGACCCTTGTGGATAGCATCAATACCACCGGCATGCGTGTCGGCGGCACTGCCGAGCAGGCTGTCGGCGAAGGCAAGCAAGACGCGCCGGTGGGCACCACGATTGCGCTGATCGATCAAGCAACCAAGGTTTTGAATGCCGTTCACAAGCGCATGCATACCGCGCAGTCGGAAGAGTTCGAGCTGCTGGTCCGCTGCTTCCGCGAAAACCCTGATTCGTTTTGGCAGCAAAACAAGCGCCCAGCTCGTCAGTGGGACGAGGAGACTTTCCTCCGCGCTATTGATCAAGTGGATCTCGTGCCACAGGCTGACCCGAATACGGCCAGCCAGACACAGCGCCTGATGAAGGTGATGGCGTTGAAGCAGCTGCAGGCTACAAACCCAGCGATGTACGACCCGATTGCTGTTGATCGTATGGCGCTGCAGGCTATCGGATGGTCTAATCCTGAGCAGTTCATGGTACCTCCAGAGGCTATGGGTCAGCAGAGCAACCCAGAAGCACAGGCCAAGATGGCCGAGATCCAGATCAAGAAGCAGGATGCCGATACGCGCCTCATGCTTGCAAAGGGCAAAGTTGCCCTTGACGGTGCTCAGCTGCACATGGACAACAACAAGGCTGGCCTTGAGGCGCATAAGACGTTCACGCAGGGTGGCGTTGTGGCTCCGTCCGATCACGAGAAGCAGAAGGACGGCATCGACCTGATCATCAAGGAAAAGTTGGCCGACGCAAAACTGGCGGAAGTCAAGATCAAGGCAGCCGAGCTGGCCCAGAAGGCGCAGAACGACAAGGTCACCGCTGAGTTAAAGCAGGAAGACATGCTGGCGAAGGAACGCATCCAGATGATCAATCTGGCGCAGAACATCGCTGTGCATCCCGAGAGCGACCCCGCCGTGCATCAGTTACTGGGCAACGTGATCCCATCAATTACAAGAGGCACCAATAATGGATGACGCGCTCCGCAAGCTGGTACAGTCGGTACATGTGATACGTGGTATGCACCGTGCTGCAGGTGGCAACGTAGAAGGATACGCCACGAAGGGGGCAGTAACAGACCCCGCAATGGTTGCCCCTGTAAAGCCAGCACCCGCAACCCAGCAGCAGGCACCGTCCGGCTTCTTCGAGGTTGCGCCCGGCAAGACATATGACCCCAAGCAAAAGGCGTCATGGGAGCAGTTGCATCCTCAGGCCAAACAGGCTGTTTCCAACAAGATGATCGGCGAGTTTATCAGTCCTTGGCAACGCGCAACCGGCTATACCGGCGAAGTGCGCCCCGGCCTTGGCGGGTTTGAAGGCGACAGCAACCCAAATTACACCTTTCATCCCTATAATCCCGATCACATTGGGCCAGCTTTAAACAGCTTGGGGCACTTTTTCCGCCAAGATTCCATGATGGGTGCCCATGCGCACCCATTTGAAGAAAGCTTCCCTGCTGGTGTGGTGCGCGTTCACATGCCTGCCGATGTTTCGCCGGAACATGCCCATGAGGTTTATAAGAGCTTGCATGCGCAAGGTCTTGCCCCAGGCCATTCGACCGATCTAGGCCGTGGAACCATGGACATCATGGCCGGGTCTGGTGGTGATGATACCGTTGAACATGCAAAAGCCATAGACAAACACCTTAAGGGACAGTATGATGTGTCCTCTTATCCTGCACATATTTCATTTCCAGAACATGGGACAAATTATGGCGTATCTGGGACATCGACCAGCGAACCATCCGGAACACCCGTTTCGGAAGCCTACAATTCTCTTCGTACCAAAGCGGAAGCTCGACTTGGAGAACTCCTCGAAGAAGCACACCGCCAAGGCGGCGGACACAAAGGCGAAGTAAACTTTGGCGATACGTTAGCGCCGGGGCAACCGCATTCCAATACGGTTTCCGCTCTTATGCCGAAGACCGTCTCCGCCTATAAAGGCCCACCTAAAGAGGGTGAGGCACGACAAGACATATCTCCAGAGCAGCATTCAAGGAAAAACCTTGAAGCAAGCGCACTTCGCATGTGGCGCAATCATCCCGCTTCTGGATATGATGTTGTTGATGGCGAAGAAGCCATTAAAAGAGCAACAGATTTCCAAACCAAAAATCTTTTAGAAATTTGGGATCGAACGCCACCTGCACAACGGCAAACAAGTCGGTTTTGGTATCGTGCGGCACACGCTCTTGGTAATGCATACGCAGATGAACACGACATTATGCCTCGTGCAGCGCATGGAATTATGGCTGTATTGTCGCCCCAAAACCCTTGGGATAAAAATGTTACGCAAGCTGAACGGTTAATGGATATTTTGCACCACCATCTTGATACGCCGTGGACAAACGGCATGTCAGATGTGATTAAAAATGGCGGATCTGGCGGCAAAGGTTTGCCACAGATGAAGGGAACAAAGGAAACAGGGCCGCACAAGTGGTCGGACATCCA